AACGTGACATTCTCGACCGAGGGCGCAAGAACGGACGCAGTACTGCACACCGAGAACGCGGCGATTACTGCGTCGACCGACACGCTTGTCAAGGTTTCTTTGACCGGTTACGAATACAACAAGCTGATTTATATCTCAAAGGCCGTAGCTACAATGTCCATTAACGCCTTTGAGGGTTGGTTGCTCGAGATGATCGCTGACGATATCGCAACAGCGATTGAAGACGCCATCATTAACGGCTCTGGCTCATCCGCACCGAAGGGCGTCGCTTATGCCGCCACTTGGTCAACCACTACGAACTTGGTTGTTGTGACAGGAACTGCGACGATCGCATATACCGATATTCTCAACACGGTTGCGAAGCTCCCGGCACGATATGATTCTAATGCTAAATTCCTCGTGTCGAAGCAGATGGCATATCAGGGATTAGCCGCTATTGTTGATACGTCAAAGCGTCCTATTCTCATTAACGACGTGGCAGACGGCTACTCATTCAAGGTTCTTGGGTATCCGGTAATTGTCTCTGACAAAGTCCCGGAAAAGACACTGTTCTTCGGTGACTTCAAGAAAGTCGTTGGCAACTTGGCGCAAGATATTGCCGTTGAGCGCGACGCGTCCGCTGGCTTTGCTTCGAATTCTATCGCTTACCGAGGCGGCGCGATCTTTGATTGTACCGTTGCACTGAACGATGCGTTCGTGAAGCTAACTACGAATACATACTGATGAACTGAGGAGGCGACCCGATGAACAAGATTTTGATAGCCATACCGACCACCGGACAAGTTGAGATTGAATATGTAAATTCCATATTGAGACTGTCGAGGACGGTCACGGCTGACATCATCCACTCATCGGGTTCTCTCGTTTACGCAGCGCGTAATGACTTTGTCAAAACCGCCCTGGATGGCGAGTACACGCACATGCTATTTATCGATTCCGATATGGTGTTTAACGCCGATGCGCTCAACGTTTTGTTGAGCCACGACAAAGACATCATTTCGGGGTCGATTTTTAGCCGTGTTAAACCTTACAAACCTTGTTTTTATAAAAAGCTGAAGCTAGGCGAGCAAGGCGAGGTTGAATGTGAACGTGTAGAAGAACTACAAGACGGACTGCAAGAAGTCGAAGGTGCTGGAACGGCTTTTCTCTTGGTTAAGACAAAAGTCTACGCGGATATCATCGAAAAGTTTGGAACATATCCCTTCAATCCGTTGACTGGGTACGGAGAAGACCTGTCATTTTGCCTACGCGCAAGAATGTGCGGCTATAAGATCTTCGTTGACAACGATCTAACGATAGGACACATCGGAAAGACGATAGTGACGAGTGCGGACTATGAGGTTTAGCGTTATTGTTCCGTCAAGAAACGGCGCGAATCGTATTCATCATGCGCTAACGTCGATTCGGCAGCAGACATTTTCAGACTACGAATTAATCGTAGTTTGTGATTCATGTTCCGATTCTACGGCTGATGTCGCGAAGACATTCGGGGCGCAAGTCCTTGAGGTCGATGTTAAAAGTGCTGGATTAGCAAAGAACGAAGCGCTAAAAGTCGCGCAGGGCGATTATTTATTATTCTGCAACGATGATGATTTGTTCGTTCACGCGCAAGCTTTCGAGATTGTTGACGTTTGGCTAGAAAAATTAAAGTGCGACGTCCTTTGCTTTGGCTTCATCATGGGCAAGCTTGGATATCGACATCCGTTATCAAACGGCGGCAAATTTTTTCCGGGCGAAACGCTCAAGGCGTGGCGGCGGTCGTTTGTTGGCGAAACAAAGTTTATCGCAGATCAAATAACTCACGACTCGCATTTTATGTCGGACATTTTCAACAAGAAACCAAACATCGGGATTCTTGACGCGCCGATTTATTATCACGACTGGATGCGCGAAGGTTCCTTAACGTGGCAGAGAGCAAAGGGGTTGATTTAATGGTTACTGCTGATTATTTGGCCAAGATAAGAAGAGGGGTTCGAATCACGCAAGACGATGATTTTGACGAAGAGTTGAAAGACATCATCGAAGAGTGTCGGCAAGACCTCGTTCAGCTTGGTGTCATCGAAGAAAAAGCCAACGATGAATCCGACCCTGTGATTCTTGGGCTGGTGCGATGTTTCGCGCGTTGGAAGTTTCCAATAGACGAAAAGGCGGCTGAGCTGAATCGGGGCGACTATATGATTCTTCGGGATGAGATTCGGAGGAGGCTTGAATATGTGGTCGACTAAGATTCAGTTGGGCGACTGGTCAGAGACGATTGTTGAAGGCGTTCCGACTAGGTCTACCGCGTGGCGTACTGTTTTTGCCGATAAGAAAAGTATTCGCCAATCAGAATTTTATGCGGCTGACAATGTGGGGTTAAAGCCGGAGGTCATGTTCCTTGTGCATGCGCACGAATACAAAGGCGAAGAATGTGCAAAGTGGAACGGCGTCGAATTCTCGATATTAAGGACGTATGAAAACAAGGCCGTGACGGAGTTGGTTTGCGGCGCTCGGGTTGGTGATTTGAATGGCTAAGAAGAAAGAGCCATTTACCTTCGAGTCAAACCTGCACAAGGTCGTGCCTAAGATAGAGGAAGCACCGTACAGGGTGTTAAACGTTATCGGACAGAACTTGGTCAAGGAAATAAGAGGCACGCTCCGGCAGTACTATAAAAAAAGGTCGGGGAACCTGGACAAGTCGCTGTCGTATTGGGCGCGAAAAAAAGAGAAAGATTTGCAAATCGGGTTCAAGATTTTTTATGCGCCGTTTGTGATGGAAAACGACGATCCATTAAGGCCGGTCGTTGTAAAAAATGCAGAACTGATTAAACAGATGATCGCTAAGGCGATAGAGGAGATTAATAATGAGCGATAAAGTCGAGAAAGCAATGTACACGCTGATAAAAAGCGTATACACGAATGTATATCGTCAACGCGCTCCGCAGTCTCCGACATTTCCGCATGCGGTTTGTTTTATATCGAGCGCGACGCCGACAACACCATCCACTGACTATTATTTCGAAGTCAACGTATACGATTTGCCGTCATCGTCTGCAAAGGCGATAAGAGATATCGCGGATTCGATCGCTGATTTATTAGACTGTCGAGTCTTGATTCAAGACGGACTGAACATTCATTCGGTTTTAGAACAGCAGCAATACGTGTCATCTACAGATTTAGTAGACGCACAAATGATTAACATGCGCTTCGTTGTGAGGGCATACGAAATTGGAGGCTAAAAAATGAAAGTAACAGGAGAGAAAATCATGCTGGGATGCGGTGTCGTTTCCGTTGGGGGTTTCCCGATTGGGTTGACACGCGGCGGTTCGTCATTTGTTGTCGAGCGCGAATATCGAAACATTGAAGCGGACTGCGACCGTGGTCCGGTTAAGGGCCGGGTTGTGATTGACACCGAAGTGTCAAAGCTGACCGTGAATGCGCTCGAGCCGTTTGCTATGGACGAGATCAAACGATACTATCCGGCGCTGGACTTGGACACGTCAAATGAGAATTACGACTCGATAACAGGCACGCTTTCTGTAGTCGCCGGCGACTATAACGATGTCACGTTTGTCGGCAAAACAAAAGACGGCAAAGCGGTCACCATTGAGGTTGACGACGCATTGAATCTTTCGAACCTCGAGCTTGGGCTTGAGGAGAAATCTGAAGTCGTGGCAAGCATGGAATTCACCGGACACTACGACGAATCGGCAAGGGAAACACCGCCGTGGCGCGTTAAGTTCGCTAAGACCGCGTCGTACACAGTGACATTCACCGTTGGAGACGGTTCTAATGTAGCGGGCGCGACTGTTAATTTCTATGGGCGCGAAGTGCTTACCAACGCTTCGGGAGTAGCGGTTTTCGCATCTATCCCGGCCGGCACAAACATTCCATTTAGTGTCGTAAAGGGCGGCTATGAAACATTCTACGGCGCGGTCGATGTCGCTTCGGCTGAGACAGTGTCGGTTACTATTACAGCACTGTAAGACGGTGGAGCGGGGGTTTCCTCGCTCCGCTATTTTTCTATTGAAAGGTGGAAATATGAAAGAGTTTGATTTGGACTCAGTTTTTATAATGTCTGAAATATTAGACAAGACTGGTTTTATGGTGGATCTGAAAAAAATCGTCGCATCAATGAAAACCGAAGAGATCGAGAATCTCCGCGACGCACAAAAAGTAGGTCGTGAGGTCGGCGTGGGCTTGGTCGTGCAAATCATGGGCGATCTGTCAAAGTCAATTTATAAGGCACAGCCGGAGGTCAAAAAGCTAATAGCACATATGACCGACAAAAAAATCGAAGAAGTTGGCAAGATGAGCCTTAAAGAGATCATCTCGTTTTTTAAAGAGCTTGTAAATGTCGAGGGCTTTGAGGATTTTTTCAAGCAAGCAGTGAGCTAGATCAAGCGAAGACGGTCGGCTTACTGCTTTGCCATTATCACGACATAAATTATATTCGATCGCTGCCGTTGAAAGTCGCGGTCAAGATGATTAAGAACGCTAAAGAAAAAGACCACAGGGAATATTATTATCGTCAATGGCTGATGGTTTTCCCTAATATGACGAAAGAAAATTTCGTAGGATTTGAGGAATATTATCAAGACCGCGTTGCGCCGAAAATTGACATGCGTGCGACAGAGGAAATCATGTCAGAAATTCTTGGGGGGTAGGCATGGAATTATTCAAACTGTTTGGTTCTATCCTTATCGACAATAAGGATGCGATAGACAAATTAAATAAAACGGACAAAAAAGCGTCCGGCATCGGCGCTACGCTAAATAAAATGGGATCGTTTGCGGCCAAGGCTGGAACGGCAATACTTACGCTTGGAACGGGCGCGGCTACCGCTATGACTAAACTAGCGACAAACACAGCGAGTAGCGCAAAAGAAATCGACAAGTTTTCAAAAGTAACAGGATTTACAACTGAGGCATTCCAAGAGTGGGATTACATCATGAAGCAAAACGGTTACTCGATGGAACAGGCTTCCGGCGACATGGCAGCTCTTGCGGAAAAAGCTATGGATGCCGCAGCCGGCGCAGGCGAGGGTGCTGAATTATTTGGTAAACTTGGTGTTCAAGTGACTGATTCTTCTGGCAAGCTTAAATCTCAAGAACAGTTATTCGAAGAAACCATAACCGCATTGCAAGGCATGAATAACGAAACCGAAAGAAACGCGATTGCCTCTGCCTTGATGTCGACAACGGGCGAAGAACTGACACCTATCCTAAGCAAGAACTCAGACGAAATTGAACGCATGAAACAAGAGGCACACGACATGGGCGGCGTTATGAGTGAAACAGCGGTTTCCTCTGGCGTTGCTTTATCTAACACAATTTCTCAATTTCAAACAATGGGTGCAAGTCTCATGAACAGCTTGGGGTCTACTTTGATGCCAGTATTTCAAACTGTCCTTGATTTAATTCTTGAAAATATGCCGATGATTCAGTCGCTTTTTCAACAACTTGCGCCGATTTTGGCAGATGTTTTTTCGAAATTATTGCCGCCTTTATTGGACTTGGCAACGGCTTTGCTCCCTCCGATTCTCGACATTATCACTATGCTCATGCCTATTTTGGGCGATTTGTTAAAATCGATTATCCCGGTCCTGATTACGCTTTTGGAGACGCTCTTGCCGCCAATCATTGAAATTGTAGAGAAGTTGCTCCCTGTGCTGTTGCCGCTTATTGAATCACTCATGCCGTTGCTTGAGCCGATTTTGAGCCTTTTGACACCGCTATTGGATGCGATATTATTGGTGCTTGATCCGTTGATTGATTTAATCAATATGATATTGCCGCCATTGATTGCGATTTTGACCACCGTTATAAACACGGTTATCCCACCGCTATCTGCTGCATTCGCGGCTGTTGGCGGCATCATTTCCAACGTTTTCGCGGTCGCAGTATCTGCTCTGGCGCCAGTTATGACAGGGTTAATGGCATATTTTAGGACAGCGTCTGATGTCATTACCAACGTTCTGGGCAACGCGTTCAAGGGGATTTCCGGATATGTTGACGGAGCAAAAAAAGCCTTCAAAGGCATTGTCGAATTTTTGAAAGGCGTGTTCACCGGAGACTGGAAACGCGCATTCGACGGATTAAGAAACGTCGTGTCCGGATGGGGTGAGGCAATTGGCTCTATCTTCAAATTCCCGATTAATACGCTGATTGATTTAATCAATAAATTTATTGGCGGGCTGAACAAACTAAAGATCCCGGATTGGGTGCCAAACGTTGGCGGAAAGGGAATTAACCTTCCCAAAATTCCAAAGCTAAAAGTTGGTATGGACTATGTTCCGTCTGATGATTTCCCGGCGCTACTGCACAAAGGTGAAGCGGTTTTGACTGCCGAAGAAAATGCCGCGTACCAGTCTGGTAAGGGTGGTGCGACTTACAACATTTATCTGAACAACATGCCCGCTTCGGACGCCGAAAAGAGAAAATTAGCACAATACATCGAAGAAGAGCGCAGACGCGGGCTAATGTCTAGGGGGGTCTTCGCATGAACACAATCAATTCTGTCGACATAGCAACATACGACCTTTTAATTCTCAAAGTTCCTCCTATCATAAGCCCACAGCGCCGGGTGCGGAATATTTCGGTGCCCGGCCGCAGTGGTGTCTTGCGAGAATGGTCGGGCGACTACGAAGCGTACACCAAAAAACCGGAATTTTTGTACAAAGGCGAAAGCCTTAGCGATGCAATGGATTTTTTGAGAAATGCAACATTGATATCTTTCGAAAACGAGCCGGAATACTGCTACGAAGTGTCTGCAGATGAAGTCGTTGAGAGCGAACGCGGCAAGGCCGGGGAAATGTATATCAAATGCAGATATCTGACTCAACCGCTCAAGCGTTTAGTCAATGAACCAACTCTCGATGAAGAGACAACCTACACTGTCACAAACATAGGAAACGAGCCGGCACTGCCCAAGATCATTGTCACCGGTTCCGGCGAGCAGACCGTGACGATAGGGAGTCAGACATTGACGATTGACTTTGCTATCGGCGGCGAGACCATTACGATTGATTCGCTAAACGGTCAAATCTATGATGCATATGGCGCGAGTGCGTGGAGCAAAGTCACTGGAAACCTGCCGACGATCCCGGTATCCGAGTCGAGCATCACGATTTCAACGACCGGAACCGCTTTGACTGTTTATCCTAACTGGAGGTGGACTTGATGCTGATTTCAGACGGTACGATTCGCGGTCAAATTAATCCGATCTCTGCGGTTATCCGTCAGGAGATCAACGGTGAATATTCTTGCGAGGTTCAAATCGCTCAAAGCGACCCGCTCGCGCAGTATTTCGGCATTGACGCGATCGTATATTTAGATGATGCGGACGGCAAGGTTCAGCAGTTTCGACTTGAGCGGCCGGAAAAGACGCTTGATTCTCTGCGTGCGTTCGGCTGGCACATCAGTCAAGACTTAGCGCATGACATGATTATGAATAGCGCATGGATCACACAGACAGGCGCGGCCGTGTTGCCGGACTTGCTAACAAAAGGTATTTCAGAAACAAGGTTTTCCGGCACGTCAGACATCACTGCGGAAAATTCTCTCCGTATCGTCAGAAAAAGCATTCTTAATGCATTAATCGGCGACGATGACAACACGTTTCTCAACCGTTGGGGTGGAGAGATTGAGCGAGACAACTTCACGGTCAATATGAAACAACGCTTGGGTGCAGATCGTGGATACAGAATTGTTTACAGAAAGAACTTAACAGGTATTGAGATCATCGACGACGCATCAACTATCGTCAATCGAATCGTGCCGACATTCTTGAACGCTTCGGACGCTGCGGTGTTGCTTCCGGAAACCTATATTGATTCTGATCGCATTGGTGACACAGCGATTCCGCACGTTCAGGCGATCCATTACGGCGACATAAAGGTCGGCGCAGAAACAGACGGAGAGATTCCGTTCCCGACGTTGGCATCCGCATATGCAGAAGTCCGTGCGAGAGTTCAAGCGCTGTACGATGGCGGGATTGACAGGCCGATGCTGACCGCAGTCGTCGAGTTCGTGCAGTTAAGAAACACGGTCGAATATGCGGATTACACAGCATTGGAAACCGTCCTATTGGGCGACACGATTAGAGCTGACTATGAAGATTACACGATCATTAATCGGGTTGTCGCTTATGAATGGGACGCGGCGCTAAAAAAATACAACAGCATTACACTGGGCGCGGTTCGACCGTCTGTTGATTCAATGACTGCATCTATCGTGACACAGGTATCGGATTCCGTTTCTGCCAACGTCGGAGAACGGTTAGTGTCCTCAATCGTGTCTGAATTGGTCAAGATCAATGAGCACATCAACGGATCAATGGGCTATTACTCGACCACCGTAACCAATGCGGACGGCTCAAGGTTGACCTATCTGCACGACGAGGAAGATCTGGAAGAGTCCCTTTATATATCATACGTTCCCGAGCCTGGCTCGTATGTTTGGACGGATACAGGGTGGAACTCTGGCTCCCCATCGTGGCACTACGGATTCACGCAAGACGGAAACGCCGTTTTTCGCCTGCTATCAACAGTCGGTATAAATGCCGATTGGATTAACGCCGGTTCGATTGACACCGATGTCATATATGTTGGTGATCAAACACTAACAACGGCGTTAGCGAATATGCAGACGCAGATCACAGGGCTAGCGTCCGGTTCGTCTAATTACTTATTAAATTCCACGTGGGGCACATACGACAATCCGGCCTCAAATTTCTGGGGCGAGGGCTTGACATGGGAAATGCTGGAGAAACGCGCGGTCGATTGGGCGACGATTGAGGCATCGATAACAGATTGGAATGACTTTGAAAGCGGTGACTGGTAATGGGGATAGACACGACTATAAGATATAACGACCATAATTCCTACAAAATTACTGCAAATCTATTGGGCTATCCGTTCGGTGTTCAAGACATGTCACATCTAACGCATTCGTTCGCGGCGTATGCCACCGCAGGGCTAGCACAGGCGACGCGTGCGAAGACGCTATTTTTTGATGCCGATGGCGCGAAGCTGTCGGAAGTAAGCCATGATTTCGCGGTGACGACGATTTTCGAAAAGGTTGAAATCACCGTACCGGTTCCTTCGACCGCGATGCAAGCGCAGTTGATGCTTATTCGTGGTGCGTCGGACTGGTGGATAGCAGAGCCGAAATCAGAACAAGGCGAAATCGCGACGCCGTACAACGTCAATTATGCCGGACAAATGACCTATATTACACCGAATGGCGTGTACACCGGATTCATCGCGGCACACCAAATTGTTGTTTCCGGAACGGCATCAAACCCAGACGAAACACTAGAAACAAGGTTAGTGACGATTAACCAGAACGCCATTAACGTTAGTGCGACGGTATCAACACTAGACAGCACCGTTTCTGGATATAACACAAGAATTACGACGATTGAAGCAGGTCAAATCACGTTGACAAACACAGTCAACAACAAGGTTGGCATTGGTGTCGATTACAAAGGTGTCACTATTGATGCGGTGAATGGTTTTAAATCGACTGCGACGGTTGGTGGGAAAACCATTATAACAAAGGCTAATTCTATTGATGGTCTATCAATCTACAATGGTTCGACAAAAGTATTCGGTGTTGATATTAGCGGGCGTGTATTTACGCAGTCAATAAGCAACTTGGAGGACTCGTCATGGTATGCCACAATGGGCGTTCTCGGCACAGAAGAACAAGGACTTGTGCTTTATAGCCGTACAACGCCTAAATACTTGCAAATAACCGAGTCGAATGGTGCTGTGCTTTTTTTAGACAGAAACTTTAAAAATAGAATAACGCTAGAAGTATATGGTACAAGGTTGCATGACAGCAGTGGCGTTAGTAGATTTTATGCCGATAACGATTTAACAATTCTAAGTGACAGCAGTGATACTTATAGATTTTATGCCGATAATTACACAACATTGTTAAAAGACAGCAGTGGCACTAATAGATTTTATGCCGACAGTAATTTTACTCAACTTGATTCTC